GAGTGACCATCAGCATGTCTTGAATAATCAGGACCAGCAAGATAATCAGTAATATAATAATCATTAGTTGGTGTATGATCCTCAACAGTAGGATCTAATACCATATATCCTTCATGACCTTCATACCCAGACATATATCTATGATTCTTACAGTAATAATAGATACGATTAGTCTCATCACTATTCATAATGAATAAAGGCTGCATCTCATTTTCATAATCTGCAGATGGTGCTGCACTAGCACCTGTACTATTATAATAAAGAGTACCCCCATTCAATAACCCATCCTGTGTCGTACTAAATTGCATAGGATGACCATCTACATGATGGTGTCCAGGAGAATTAGTAGGATCAGATTGATTCCATATAATCAAATAATTTGCTTGTACTTTAATATTTTCAGGAGAAAAATAATATTGACCTGGTACAAATGCACCAAATTCTGCAGCATCAGCACCAAAATCGATATAAAAAATACCATTAGGAAATGTTGTTACTGGATCAGAAATTCTAAAACTAAAACCAGTAGAACCTAAAAGAACATCATCTTCAGAAAATGTATTTTTAAGATCTCTAAGGTAAATATGTGTTATGTTACCTAAACCATTTCTTACAATCTTTGAAATTTCACCCTTAGCATTACCACCAATTTCATCTACAGTCCTTCCAACTTCAATAGTACCTAATGTTTCATCAACATTTTCAACTGGAAGCATTACATTATCAAATTCTACTTTAATATTCCAAACAAACTGCTGCTGATTACCCCATTCAAACACACCATTCTTTAATCCAAATTCTCCAATAACTTTACTTGATTGATAATAATATTGATTCCCATCAATTACTGCATCATAAACACTATTATTTTTAATATGACTATGTTTTACTGTATCAATAGTAAATCCTGGAGGTGGACTTCCATCTGGTCCCCATTCTGGAGTATGAAGTAATGCACCATTTGCCATGATGCCAACTGCTTTATCTTGTTGAAATTCTCTAGTATCAGGATCTGGTACATCTTTACCACCCCTATAAATAAATTCTTGATTAAAAGTACGATCTATTATTGCTTCGCCAATAGTAACTGCACCAGAAGTTGCAGATTTAAATGTATGAACAGTTGTATTGGATGCTGGTGCAGATGCTAATACTTGTACTGTAATCGTTGTTGCAGTCTTAGAAAGAATTGGTATAGCAGTATTATGTACTGGATCACCTGGACGGGGATATGTATGATCTGTTGCGTGATCATCTTCAGCACAGGTAAATGTTAATGAATTAGTTGCTATTCTAATACGTTCACCTACCTCATGAGTATGACTACCAATAGTCAATTCCATCAGACCACTAGTAGGATTATAATTAACTTGACCAGGTGTATATTGTTTAAAATCAGCACCAACTCCACCTCCAGGTGCTCGTTCTTCTAAAAGTGGTGTTGGTTTTGGATGATTATCAGCAGTTATAGTTACTCTATCTGTAGTACCATCAAACAATCCTCCAGTTGGGGAATTTGGATGTGACTGCCAAATCCTATTAATATCAAAGGAATCTACTACATTGGGTGTATCCTGTGATGGTATAATTTGCAATCTAAGAGGATCATATCCTTTACCTCTTTCCAATACCCTAACGTGTATTATCTTACCAGAGTCTTCATCAATAATAGGATATAATAATGCCTCTTGATCTGGAGTACCACAACCAGTTACAGTTAAACGTGGTGGATCATTTTTAAGATATCCAATACCTCCGTCAACTACTCTTACTGCACGAACCCCAAAAACTTCATCAAAAATTGGTTCAATTACAGCACCAGATCCAGAAACAGTTCTTGCCATTAGTTATCAACCTACTACTATGATATTTCCTTGCATTGCTGCATGGAGTGTGCATTGATAATATAAATTTGTTGGAGCATCCATTGGAACAGTCCAATAAAGAACAGCAGTTCCACTACCAGTTTGTCCATCTGTATATGGAGTACCACTTAAACCTTGACTACTTTGTATTCTAAACGGATGAGCCCCAGCTTGAACAGTATTATCAAAAGCATAAGTCTGACCTCTCATAACATAAAGATCTGGATCTACAGTTGCACTAGCAAATCCAGGTCCAGCAATAGTATAGTCATTAGCACCAGTTGCATTGACCTCCCACCAAGTAATAGGACTACGAGTAGGAATCCAATTAGTTCCATTATAGAATAATGAATCACCTTGAACTAAACCAGTAGTATCAGTGTCAGTTAAAGCAGCAAATGTTGTTGTTAAATTACCAGAGAAATCTATTGTTACTTCATCCCCAGTAATTGATGTAGTAATATTTGTACCACCAGAAATAGTTAAAGTATCCGTCTGACTATTGGCAGTTGTAGATCCAGTATCACCAGCAATTGTAGCAAATAAGTTTACAGAACTAACTCCTGCAGAATCATCTGCTGGTATCCATTTATTACTAGTGTCATTCCATTTTAAAACTTGATTATTTGTAGGAGCAACAGTTGTAGTATCAACATCTGCTAACAAATCGACACTAGAATATTCACTTAATAATTTTGCTCTTACATCACCTACACCACCTGTAGTAATATTAATGTTTACATAAGGATTATCATCACCATCTACAGTAAAGAAAAATCCTGGATAACTTGCAGCAGCAGGTGCATTACCCAATGCAGCAAATTCATTTTTATAACCTACTTTGGTGGGGAAGTCAATACTCCCTGTCGCACCATCAAAAGTAGAAGTAATACCACCAACACCGAAAGTAACATCGCCTGTTCCGTTGGGAGCAAAACTAATGTTTCCATTAGACGTGGATATGATAGAATTTCCATTTACATCTAATGCTGCTGTTAATGATGTGAGATCTGACGGTAAAAAACTACTTCCATTATATCGCAAAACCTGTCCAACCGCAGGGTTCGTGACACTAACCTGTAAATTAGTACCATTACCAATTGCGGAATATATCTCATTAAAATTGTCGTTAACCTTGTCGCCACCACCACGGAGGGTATCCCCCGTGTTATCATTCGCTACCGTGCCAAGGTTTAGTAATTGTTTAGCCATTACTCGATATACTTTTTTTAGTTATTTATGGGGTTTCGGGGTCTACCTCTTCTTCACCATATAGTGAAAGATCAGGTGCAGTCCAATCATCAGGAACTGTTGTTTCAACTAAAATGCTTGGATTCTCATAACCAGAACCAGGAGAGTTGATTTCAACTCCAGCAACACCAACTAGAGCATTAATACTACCTTCAAAACCAGATATAGAGTCAACCCTAACATTTGGTCTACTTGTGTATCCAGATCCACCAAAGGTGACCTGTACTTGCTCAATGTATCCTGAAGTTAGATTTGCTTGTCCTTTAGCATCCTTACCAAAGACTGATCCAAGATAATCGAATGTAATTAAAGAGTTTGAAGATTCAATAACAGCAACCTCTCTATCTGCAGTCTCACCTTGGATATCAATAAAGTCACCTGGTTCAACTGGAGGTACAACCTCAGCAGCGTCAACGTCTGCCTCAGAACCAACGTATGAGAATCCAACGAATGTTGAACCTACACGAGGAACTTCAGAGAAGATAATACGTGAACCAACAATCTCGAAACCTACGCCTGGTTCCTGTATAACACCATTAAGAGAAACAACGATATTATTTTCTGGACGTATTGTAGATGATTGAACACCATCCGTAAGTGTTAGTGAGTAGAATACATCATTACGCTTGAGGTTGAATGACTGACGTAAGGAGTCGAACTCGAATGAAATGTCATCCAACTGTCTCAACTTACCTACGTAGAATCCTGTGAAAGATGCACCCTCTTCTGGTGGTTCTGTAAACTGGATCTTATCTGAGTATGCAGTATATGCATTAGTACCACCTGGAGGTTGTAGAATACCATTAACGAATACGAGGAGATGACCAGCTGGATCTGGTAGGTACTGAGTACCATTATCAATCGATAATGGGAATATTGTTGTTTCACCATCAAATCCTTTGAATGCTCTCTTCACACGTGCGACCAAATCAACCTTGGATATAACAGCAGCTCTATATCCATCCTTACTAATAACATAATCTTTCAAATCAAATGCTCCTCTAATATCACTTAGATAAAGTCTCTGATTAATTCCAACTGTTCTTATATCTTGTACCAATGCTGCTGCTTGACCAGATTGTACAACTCTTGTTATAACAGATGCATAACCAACTGGGAAGTTATTTCCTATTCCATAGTCACCTACGAGATCACCATTAGCAAAGTTACCTTGATATTCAGCAACGTATATAAATCCACTGCCAAGATCAACCTCTGTGATAATACCCCAAGTATTGAAGTCTTGAATACCACCATTAACCTTATAAAGTCTGTTACCAACAGTGAATTCATTCAATCCACTTACTATCGTTACACCAAGGCGAGTATATCCAGCAGATGCAACTCTATCACCAACAGTAATATCAAGACCAGCAAACTTACTTACTTCGATATATTGTCTAGAAACCTCTGGATAAACAACAGAAGTATGTTCAAACAATGCAGTCATTGAAGCAGTATCAACTGTCAAAGTACCACCAGTATTATCAAGTACAGCAGCTTCTGTATTTGCAAATACTATAGGAGTTGCTTCAGCACCACTATCATATCCCTTGAATGGAATATCAGCATCAAATGAACCCCTAAGATCAATGATATGAATACGATCTTCTATAGCAGATACAGTTCCTTTAACGTTAGAAGTTTGACCCACTACAACATCAGCAACTGCCCAAGTTCCTCCAGTTACGACAACATCAAGATACTTGAAGTTATCATCATAATGATATCCATATACAGTACCATTAACAGTAGCATCACCAAATTTCTGAACAACTTCGTTCATAGTGAATGGTGGCTGAAGAGTTACTAACTGATCTGCATCATCTGTAATATCACCAGTAATACGTAATCTCTGATAGATCTTAACAATCTTACCTTCGTTAACAGTTACTGTTTCAACTTCTCCAGATGCACCTGATGATAATCCATATATCTGATCAGCAGGATTTAATCCACCACCAACACCAGTTGGTAAACTTCTATTACCATAAGTGTAAGTAGGAATGGTAATACCATTATTCGTTAGTATATTTGTATAATGACTATCATCTTTTAACTGATTAGAAATAATATTAATATTGCTACGGATACATCTAGCAACAGCATCTACATTATAATGTCCAGCGACAAATTGATCAAAGTATCTAAGGAATCCAGAAGCAGTTGCAGGATTAGCTAAGGTATCATCTAGAGCTCTAATTGAATATTCCTCTAGTCTCTCTAATGCATATGTCTTAACATTGTATTCTGCATCAGCATAGAATGTTTGACCAGCTTGAGAGATATATGGATCTATAGTACCCTTATTAAGTTTAGCACCCCACATATACATTCCACTACTACCATCACCAGTATAAAGAAGTTGATTTGCTTCATTATAAACCATGAACATAGCACGTAGTTCAGAGAAACCAAATGATATTGTTGTTGTGATATATGCTCTATACCAACCATTACCATAAGGAACAGAACCATAATCATCACCTGTAATACCACCTTGAGGAATAAAGAGACTTCCAGCAGTACCATCTGATGTATCTAAGTCAAAGAATATATTCTGTTCTCCAACTGTACCAACGTCAAACTGAAGTCCAAAACGAACCTTAGCATATTCATCTGCCTTAAAGAATACTGAGAAAGTATAAGTCTGATTATCATCATCTGTACCAGAACCACCTTCATCAAATGAATTTGTAGTATCAGAGAAATCTATAGATCCATCATCCCAAGTATCATAAGAAGAAAGACTGTAATTTCTGTAGATGAAATGGTAATTAGTATTTGTGAAACCAATTAATTTTTCTGCAGATAAAGTTGAATCAGGGGCAGTTGCAAAGTCCTCACTTACAACTATAGAATAAGGAGTCCAAACCCAACTAATCTTCTCTGGATAAGACCAGAGATTTATACTTGAAGATTGTCCACTAACGTTAGAAGAAATATTTCTAGCAAAAGCAAGTGTCTGAACATTTCCTGGTTCGGTATACCACTTATAACCAGTGCCAACACCACCAGTGACAATTTCTGCCATCGCATTGCTGCGAGTTCCTTTCAAGATATCTCCACTACCCCATTTTTCACCAACCCATTCACCAACAATTAACAATTGTTGATCAACATCATATTCTAATACTACAGCAGTTCCTGATGTACTATTTGTACTCCAGATCTGTTCACCAGCCACAAAGTTACCAACAACATCTTCGATAGTAATCTTATATGCAGTAGTAGTTTTTGATTCATCTGTAGTAATAAGATCGTGTGATAAGTTAGTAATAACTTGATCAATCCAATCATTATAAAGCCAAGTACCAGCACCAAATTGTTGAGTTACAAGAGTTGTGATCTCTTCCTTATAATAGTTTCTATTAAAAATTAGATTCTTCGCTGCACCTCTAAATGCTCTCTTGCCTGGAGCAAGAACATTGAGTGCAATATTTAATATCTCTTTCCATCTAGAAACAACTTCAGCAACATCTGCTGCATCTGGAGTCAATGTATCTCTATATGCAGTATCTGTAGTCCAAATAAAGTTATAAGCAGGAGCAGGTTGTCCACTATTAATATCATACAATCTATTCTGAATAGCATGCTCACCCAACCATCCCAATTGCTCTAGTGCCCAAGTTGTTGCTAACAACTCTTCTTCAACATTTATAATCGTTTGATTAGCTGACAAATACAATTCCATAGCAGCTAGAGTACTATTCGTACCACCAGTCTGTAAGTCAGAAATCATTGATGTTATGATTAATTTAATATCTCTCTGACAAGTTGCTTCTCCGCCTGGTTCTGGATAAGAGAAAGCGGAATACTGACTACCACCAAGATCATAAGTAAATTCTTGAGTTGTTAATTGTGTGATTTCACGAGCAATTGCCTGTCTATTGAAGTATAATCTATCTGCAGCAATTGCATAAGTCTCAGATGTAGGTGCAATGATATCATTAGCAACAGTAACTAAGTTATCAATTGCGTTTTGTACGTTTGCACAATCACCAGGAGCAGTAACACAATTATTAACAGCAGATACAAATGAATGTGTATAATTACCACCAGCAATTACAGCACCAGCAGTTGCACTGACGAATGTATGGGCAGCAGTATTACTAATAGGACCAGGAGTTGAAGGATTATTTACATTAATTGTAATTGTATCCTCAGTTACTCCCATTATTTGTATAGCAGTATCGTATACATAATCTTCACCATTACCAGTATTAGCACCAGTTGAACGAGGATATGTACCATTCGCAACACCTGAACCAGGATTACAAGAGAATGTTAATGAATTTGGAGCAAGTTTAATACTATGGGACATAGTTAAATTATGTCCACCAATAGTCAATATTAAATTACCAGTAGTAGGATTGTAATCTGCAGCAGATACATCATATGTTACAATTGGAGATGCTCCAATATTAACAGTAATTGTTGTAGAAGTTGTTTCAAGAATACTAACTTCTTTTAATCCACCAATAGGATCCAATGGTCTTGGATATGTCTTATTGGTTGAATTTCCATCCATTGAACACTGGAATGTTAATCCATTCTCAGCAATAGTAATGCGTCTTCCAACTGCCAAACTATGAGTACCAATAGTAAGTACTAATAAACCAGTCGATGCATCATAAGTTGCACCAGTTGGAGTAAAGTTAGTTTCAACATCCTGAGTTATACCCCAATCACCAACAACAATCTTATCTGTATTAGTAGAATCTAAATCACCAGTGATTGCTTGCTTCATATAATATGCTAGACGCTCATGAGCATAAGCAGATTGGAATACTTGTAAACGAATATGAAGTAGAATATCATTAGCACCAAGATATCTCTTAGCAACATTTACGGTATGGAAATTACCGCCAGCTCTCAGATCCTTAATGAATTCTGTCAATATCTGTGATAAGTCAGTCTTACAACGTAATGTACCAGCTCCACTTCCATCTTGGTTTCTAGGCATATCCAAAGCAAGATCTGGATAACGCTGTAACATATCATATGATGCCTTGTCCACAATAGGACCAGCATTCATTTCAACTAATTCAGCAGCATCTTCATACCTATACTTGCTTGCCAATCCAATTCTATTTGTATAGATTATATCATCGGATGCATTATGATTAGAAACTGGGAATAGTTCCTCATAGAAACTGTAAACTCTACCACCAAGAAATTCTGTAGGTGGTGATAACTTACTAATTGTTCCTAAATGATCTATTGGACTTGATGAATTTGCATCTTCTAATGTATCGGTAACAATATCAATTAAGTTTTCAATCGTAGTTGTAACATCAGCACAATCTCTATGATTGTAATCCATAACCGTAACACATCTACTATCAGCAGAAACAAATCTATGTTGTTGTAATACTTGTTTTACAGCACCAGGAGTTGCACTATCAAATGTATGTGTACTTGCAGGACTATATGTAATATTATTAGAACTAGCATTACCAGTATATGTGTGACCATAATCACCACCAGTTGTTATAACTGATCTACTAATAGAATTAGTAGCAGCTGGATTGCCAGGTACAAATATATGACTAGCAATATTAGTTGAAGGTATAACGTCAAGAACTTGTACTTCAAAAGTATATCCTGTAAGATTGGTAGGTAGAACTTTCAACCACTTACCACTAGCAGGGTCTTGAGGACGTGGATATGTATGCAAAGTAGCATAGTTATCCTTACTACAAACGAATGATAATGAATTATCGTCAAACTTAACATATTCACCTGCATCCATATTATGAATTATATTAGTTGTAATCCTCATTATACCTGTGTAGGCATTATATACTGCCCCAACTGGTGTATATTTCTGATATACAGAATATAGAATATGCTGACTGGTATTACTAATAGCACCATTAGATACGTTAATAGTAATAGTAGTTGAAGTTTTAGCAATAATTTCGTGTGCCTTATTATATCCCCAGTCACTTGTACGTGGATAATAATGAACTGTATTACCACCATCTTGGGCACAGATAAATCCAAATGCCTGTTTAGCAACTTTTACACTATCACCAACATCAAGATCGTGAGCACCAATATCAATTATTAGTTCACCAGTAGTAGGTTCAAACGCAGTTGCAGAACCAGCTACTGTTGAAGGATTGTAACCCTTAATAGGAGACTTACCAACATTGACTTCAATAGTACCGTTCTGAGCTCTGATACCATTTGTCTCTGCAGACATAAAGAAGTGAGTTGAAGTATCTGAAGATATTCCTACATTAACTTCAAATGTATCATTTGTCTTATTAGAAATCTCCAGCCATCTTCCAGATGAAGGATCTGTAGGACGTGGATACTTATGATCTGTTGTATAACCATCTAAGAAACATCTAAATGTTAATGACTCATCAACAATTTGGATGTAATCTCCATTGCTAAGACCATGATTTGTAAGTGTAATTTCCATTACTCCAGTTGAAGGAGTAAATGTAGCACCACTTGCAGTACCTGAATTATAGAATACATCAGTAACTTCAATTGATTTACCACCACCATAAGGATCAGTTGATCTTGGATATGTCTTAGTGGCACTGTTGCCATCCATATCACAAGTAAACTGTAAACTATTATCAGCAATAACAATACTAGAACCTTTACGCATTCCATGCTGTCCTATTGCCAATGTTAAATTACCAGTTTCAGCATCGTAAGTAGCACCAGTTGGAGTAAATGTCTTATTGGTTCCAGGAGTACCTACATTAACAGTTACAATAACACCACTAACATTAGTAACTTCTAATTCTTTACCTGCTGCACGAACATCGTGTCCAGGTCTAGGATAAGACTTAACGGACTGATTGTTGTCCATTAGACAAGTAAATTTAAGTGAATTGTCATCAATAGTAATCAAATCACCAGCAACTAGACCACTATTAGGAATAGTCATCTCTAAATTACCACTAACTGTATTGTAAGTGGCAGTCTCAACATTCAATGCTTTATAATTTCTATTTGATCCAAAATCAGTTGTTCCTACATTAACGGTAAATGTATCTGTATCAAATTTTGTAATTGGTAATACTTGCTTATAAGAAGGATCAGTTGTACGTGGATAGGTATGATTAGTAGTACCATCATCCATTTCACAAGTAAATGTTATTGAATTTGCATCAATAGCAACTGCCTTTCCTTTCTTATGGAAACAAGCTGGAGATGCACCAGTTAAAGTATGTGTATAATTACCACCAGTTCTAATTACTGCCCTTGTTAATCCATTAGCAACAGCAGACTGGAAGTAATGAGTAGTTGTATTTGAAGATACTCCAACATTAACAATAAAAGTATCTTTAGTAACACTAGAAACTGGTATATACTTTCCACTAACAGGATCAGTAGAACGTGGGTAAGCATGATCCGAATTCTGACTATCTTCATCACAACGGAATGTTAATGAACCATCAGCAATCCAAACCA